TGTTCAAGGCGACGTGTCCACATGCTGCGGTAGTACTTCTCGTTAGAGGAGTACTTCTCCGCAACATTACCAGGACCATGTTTCGGTAATATGTCCCCGTCCCGGATCTGTCGATCCAGGTTAGAGAACATCATTCCGAATAATGTCCCGGAAACACGCAAAAACTCATCTTTTAAAGATGAATTGAGCGTGGTCCAGGAACGTCGGACATCCTGCTCACACTCGACAAATGAGTCAAACGCCGCGGACTCCCTTTCGGGAGTGCACGGAATGAGGATCTTACCAAACATCAGAGTTAACTGACGAATGGCATAGATAGCCTCAACATTTGGCTCGTCGAGCAACACACTAGTGCTAGGATGGAAAACGAGACCGAGGAAACCCGAAAGAAATTTCGGGAGACCCCCTCTCCAGGAGAAACCCTGGAAGAGGCAACGATCTACTTTCCCAAGGTCAAGACTCTGTTGAAAGTCTTTTCCGAAGGTAGGTAGGGTCATCGTTAAAAACGATAGACCTTCGTCCTCCATCCGACATTGGACATATTTGATGTCCAAGGTGGCGCTAGTGCTACACCTGGTAGCCAATTCGTTGGCTACCTTTTCCCAGAGCATCATCAGGCTTTTCAAAGCCCCTCCTTCCTAACGGATTGAGGTTAGCTTTCCTTAGCCAGATGGGGCCTCCACTGAGGGGGCAGCGGTGACTAATCGCTGCTCAAGGAGATGAGAAACAGGTCCTACTATCCAGGCTAGACTTTGGTCCCTCCCCGAAGGGAGGGACCTCAGTCAGCAGGGAAAGAAGTACCCTATCTCACCTCCTCGTTGTCGTTTTAGCACGGCGACGCCCGAGACGTGCGAGCAAAACTCGCACACCAAGGGCGATAATGGATAGAAGTAAGTCCTCGAAAAATCTTCGAGGATCGAACTGTCCATCTATTAGCTTTCGCAATGTTAACTCTCTCCACCAAGAACTTTGGTGATGAGAGCATCCGAAGAAGCTGTGTACAGGCCTTTAAAACCTGTATAAACAGCCATAGCATCAGTGTTCGAATAGCCCTGATTCGGAATATCGAAGACCATGTACAAAGACATGGAAACTTCTCTATTCTGAGCAGGGATAAACGGATCTGATGTCACCTTCGAATGATCGACCCTCAGGACCCTCCGCGTCCTACGCCCGTAGGTGTGGGCAGCGGATAGATCGACCAGTCCATCAGCAGACGAGAACTTCCCCTCATTATCACCCGAGGAAACTCGGGGTAGTGAGATGGCTGTTCCCGATATGGTGATGGATTGTGGGTCTGAAAACGCCATTGGCAATGCTCCTTTCGGCTAGTCAAAAGCTAGCCATATTGGTGTATGGGCAGTGGCAAACACAACCCTACTACGTTCGGGAAATACCGAGCGCAGCGAGTATGGCGGCTTGGGCGGCAGAAAGACCGTTCCAAGTTACGCCAAACCCGAAGGGGTTTGCTTTCGTTCGCGACTTAGTTTCTGTAACTAAGACAGCGTTCGGAACTCTGATGGCCTCGTTCTTATAAGAACAGCCAACAAGAGAGTACTCAACTTTTTGGAACGTATGTTCCATAAAGTATCCGTACTGCATAACCAGACCTTGGCTTATTACATCGCCCATGTACGAAAGTACATCGCCGGTGTTACTAAACCAATCGATGGCCCAGCTCCAGGGGGTAAGGTTCCAGAGAACGTCTGGCGTGAGAGACACACCGAACAAACGGTCTGCCTCCTCAGCCAAGCCCGCGGAAGTCTGCACGTGTTCTACGCGTGCAGGTGATCCGTAGACAAACGCTCCTGAGAACCAGCGACGTTTAAACGTCGATGTGGTCCTTGACCACTTACCTCCTATCAGAGAACCAGGGATTTTCGGAGTGTCAAACAACAGCGGCCCGTCAGGGCTTTTGTTGGTAGACAAAACGATATCCGTGGAACTCTCCTCTACAGGGAATGAATAGGATCTACGGATGACACGACCTCGATCACGCTCGTACTGTGAAAGTATCGAGTGTGAATTGATAACGGTTTCGCCAAATGATTTGACGTCCGATATCAAGGGGTCCCATCCGAACTCAACGTTGAGATACTCGTCACCCGCATTACGCGCGCGAAGAGTACGCTCACGCCAGGTTTTTGCTCCAATGAGACGTGGAATACCGTCTCTAAAGAGCTCACCTAGCGCCGTTGAGAGATCCACTTCACCAGCGGTCGGTCGACAGCGACTTGCAGCAGTGGCACCCAGGGCTGTTAGACTCGAATTACTCGAGTTCAGCGCTGTAGGCCACTTAGGCTGTAGTTCGCTACCAACCACTACCGTCTCGATCGGACACGACCATGGAACGTCACAGTTAAACCTGTAACGACCATAGACGGGTTCGAATGCGGGATTGGTATCCTGTTCTTTGATCCATGAATGCCGTGAGAAATTCTTTCTCACGGACTTCTTGATCGTAAAGAACGGACCGCCGACATCATGTTGACCTCCGGAAGGAGGCCATTGATGTTCCTCCGAGTCAGTTATCTGACTCCCATGAAAAGTGGGTGCGGAACCCATAACTGGAGTTCCGCCAATTGATTCCCACTTGCCGTTATCACGTCTTCGCCCTTCAAAGACCTCACGAGTACGTCCAGTATTCGTGGGGGACAATGAACGGGTACGACGTGTAACGGCCATGGCTGTAGAGGGCTCCTCTGGGTATAGACTGTATAGCTATAATAATACGCTATACAGGCGGTGTATGCACTGCGTGCGGGCCCCCATCCAAG